TGGCAGGATTATTTGAATTTGAAGATATGTCTCCACGCTATAAAGATAACGATATGAAAGTTTTGTATGCTCCATATGTCGCCCGTTATCCAACACTCCATTATTGGACTATAGATGTTATGTTTGAGGAAACATACTGCGTTTTCGTTGTAACACATTCTCTACATCATTTTCAAGACCAATATACAAATCAATATGTTGATATCGATGACAATGGGAATATAATTCTTGTTGACCAACCAAATTTCTTAAAATGTGAGCGAATCGATATTTAGCGTGCTTGTTTCAAAAAAATATAGCAATATATTAAACTATACATGGGTGCTGGACAATCCCAACTAAACAAATCTATGAATAATGTATTTTCAAAAGAACTTTTACAACTAAATACAATTATTAACAATGTTCTTTCATCAGACGATAAATTTGTAAACTCAAACTACAATTTTCTTTTCGAGGATGTGTGTAACAAGTACACCATTGTGTGGGAAAAGGAACTTAATAAGCATTTGAAAGTCAATTTAGAAAATCTGTCTGGGTCAATATTTTTAGTACCAAAAAAAGATATTCTAGTATCAGAAGAAGATCAAACTGAAGTAACAAAACAAGAATTATGTTCTAAAATTTCAAAACATTATCTGAAAATTTTATACATTTTGTCGCTGATTAAACATGTTTATGATTTGGAAGGTAATGGAGATAATAGTTTAGCAGGAATCATAAGCAGAAACATTCACATTACCAATGGCACAATGGAACTGCAATATTGTTCGATTCCCCATAAAGATTATGACTCTCAGCATTCTGACAAAATAGATTTCGGAAATTTACAGGGGTTGAAATTATTAACCGAACATTTCCTAACTCCAGTTGAAAAATATGCATTCATAGAACAACTCAAAAATATTTTTTCAAGAAAGCCAAGACATAAATTGATAGATTCTATTTGTCATGATGCCCTTGTACCATTAGACAAATACAATAAAATATATAATCAAAAATTCAAAAGCACAATCGTATGCGATAAGAAATCGTCAAGAATTCCTCGTCACAAAAACGTCGATCTTATGTTTGAAGTTGTTGCAGACAATCCCATCCTTCATACAAGGTACTGCTTTAGCAAGAAACGTTTAGTTATACCACTAGACAAGGGCGATTCTCACGTAAGACATCTGTTTAAATTACATGATAATATGAATGCGAACTACATTAACAACGTTGAAAGTGTCTTATCCATACTGGAAAAACTTGTTGAAAAAAATACAAATAACGACTTTTCCCTCAAAAACATATCGAATGAAGAATTACAAAGTATTGTCAAGGAGGTTAAACGTACTGTTATTATCTTTTATATCCAATCAATCGTAGATTACCATGTACTATTAGATTATGCCAAATCTATTCCAAATATAAAAATGTCAAACTAGAGCGGTTGTTGCCTCTTTGTTTTCTTATCATTCAATTATAAGCATAAACAATGTTTATAAGTAAAAATGGTTTTGTAATAACAGATGTTTATAAGGATTTAAAATCCTCTCTGGCTTCTCATGACTATGAGCGCTCTTGTTACTGGTCAGTAGAACTCATTGTTAGTGGCGAGGCTAAACCAATGATACATTGGCTTATAGCTTTAATTGCGACAGATTATATTACAACAAATGGATTTTTATACGAATTTGTTCATAATAAAATCGCGTACATATATTCCGAAAAATACAAGTGGAAAACATCACTAGCTGTTAAAAAAACTTTTGCTGAACTAGTCACAATACTAGCTAAAGAAGAACAGACAACCACAACTTTTTACAAACCAACAGCAGGAAACTTTAAGACATTTATTGACTCATTGCATTTTTATGCCCCTAAAGAATATCGCGAATTAAAAGATAACTTGCCATTCTTTATTGGAAATGAAATATTCTCTCTAGTTTCTTACCTTTACGAATTTATGCTAAATGGAGATACCAAAAATGTGTTTAAAATTCTATATTTTATTTCAAGTAAAGGTGTCCTTCATGAATGTGAAACTATAGATATAGTTGCCGACATTAAGAAAAACAAAAATGATTCTGTATGGTTGCTCTGGAAGGTTTTGTTCATTTTCATACACCGGCCTCCTATAGACGACCTGGTTATCAAATATGTAACCAGCTTGTATAATATATTCAGTTTTGAATATTCCAAAAAAGTCAGAATAGAAAGAATAAATCTACTTTTCGTAGCATATGTTGTATGTGTGAAGCGAAAAGCAGTATCAGTGTACAATCTATATGACAATCTAGTTGCTACAGCTGGAAATCAAATTCATATTTTATATGAAGACGCTCTCAAAAATGAAATTATACAGAAACAAGTTGAAAAAGAGCAGAAAAAGGTGGCAAAAAAGCGAGAAACTGTTCGAAAAAAGACAAAGAGCACAAGCACTCCAGAACAAATAAAAGCTCTTGAGGAAAAGATAAAATATTTCTATGTTATAACTTATAAAGCCCCTTCTCAATCTCAGTATGCCCCAACCCGAGAACCGTTATCGCTTGCTAATAATGCATTAAAGGTCATAAATGTAAAGCAAGATACATATAGCTCAAGTAATGTTCAATCAAGTGGATTGGCTATTGAAAAAATATAAAGTGATAATATAATATGGATTTTGACAATATAACATTTTCGAAGCAATCTATATTTGGTACGTCATTTCAACCAAGTGTAAAAAGCATGAATTGTGATATTGGATTTTTGGTAAATAATGGATTTATCGAACCAACTGGTACAATATATATCGAGTCTCTTAAAAAAATAAACAAGTCTCAAATATGGAATTATATTTTTTATTTGTGGTATCACAATAGGAATAACATAGTATTCTTCAAGGAAATGTCAACATCTCAAGGAGCAGCATCTCCTTCCATGTTCGCAAAACATATTTATGATTTATTTGATAAAACATCTGGGGACAGCAAAAAGCCTATGATGGCCGTTTTTACAAAACAACGACTCGTAAATGCCATAATAAAAGTAGTACAAGGAAATAAATCGATAAAGATTCCTTTTCTAAAACATCTTTATAGCAAACTGATTGACACAGACATCCCGATGCAACCTATTGAAATACAATCAAAACAACCAAATGTAAAGATAAACCTTGATCAGGTCAAATTAATAACAAATGACAAATATAATGCAAAACTTTCCACATCAAATAATCCAAATGTGAAAGTTCAATTTGGCATAAATTTAGTATCAAAGAAATAAATGGGAAACGAAATTTGTTGTATTTGTCTTGATGATTTGGAACAACAAGGACACATAATATTACAATGCAAGAAACATTCTTTGCATAAGCAATGCTATAATGGGCTTATGCACCATGCTTTCAAATCAAATTTAGATGTAAGATGCCCATTGTGCAACTTTGTAATATTTCGTTCCCCTGAAATTGATGAAGGGAATACTATTTCCTATGTTGCGTACATGATTATTGTCGTGATATTTCTTATATGTATGTTTATGGCAAATATAGCAGAACCTATTGACTATGATAATTTTCAAAATCATATCAACCACGATGAATATTATAGGATAGTAGCAAATGTTTGATAAAAACTGGAAAACAGATCATGGACATAGACGCAATTAAGATTATTGTCACATTTAAAACGCCAATACGATGGCAATATTAATACCTGTTTTGGATTTAGTTTTACAGAAACTGATTTGTAATTTTCAGATTGTTTGTACTTTGGATTGATGATTTCAATATCGGAATTCTGTGATTTCGTTGTGATGAATACATATTTTGCATTATTTTTAACAGGAAGTTCCTTAGGTTGGTACATGTATTCAAGTTTATACAAATACAAATACTTTAATGCAGATGTTATAAGATCGCCAATATTTTTATCTTCAATGGTTTCTATGACTATAGGATTTTTTTCATTCAAAAGTTCTGGTGTAATTTGTGATGGATATATTTGTAAAATTTCATAATTTGGTGAATATTTCAAATTAAATCTAACATAAAGTACTATTACCAGAATTATCAGGATAATTAGTAATTTGTTCATTTTATCATCCTCACAAAAAAACTACTTAAGGCTAACACATAAAAATTACTCATACAATGGATGAGACTTTTGTTAACACGCCCGAAGACCAAATGGAGCTTCAGCCGTCGTCTGATATGCAGCAACCAGAAGAAGTAGTAATGGATGAAGTGAAAGACAATGACACTGGAGCCCAGTATACGGGACAATGTAAATGGTTTAATAATTCTTATGGCTATGGATTCCTTACAGTATGTGATGGTCCAGAGAAAGGGACTGATATTTTCGTACATTGGGAGGGAATTAAGCCACTGAATTCACTGTATAAGACCTTGAAAAAAGGTGAATATGTGATTTTTGATGTGCTCAATAGTGATAAAGGAAAGCAAGCTGTGAATGTACGTGGAATTTGTAATGGTCCGCTACTTTGCGATCATCTTCAAATTAAGAAGACAAATGGTCCTGCAGGAATGCCACCACAAGAAATGCCACCCGGTCCAAATGCATGGAACACTATTCCTCACCGAAAACCTCGTGGTGGTGTCCCTGTTGTTCCAGGTGTAAAACGTCAGCGTCTTGGACGACCTGTAGATTCTATTTAAATTTTAATGCTTAATTTTTATTATTATTCTTCAACATTGCGATTGAAGATATAAAAGATTTTGTTTCTAAATAATACCACAAGATATGGATGAGATACGTCAAAATGTTTCATCAATTTACAAAAACACAATGCTGGGTAAGATAGAGAACATGGACTCGAAAATGTTAAATTACTGGGTCAATTCCATAAATAGGAAGGATAAAAATCTTGTAGATTTTCAAGAGTTCTTGTTGAAAAGCCAAGATTATAGTAACATCATCAGAAATACTTTCATGGATGTGTTTTATGAACGTCTTAGTGAAAACAACTATTATGAGTTATTTGATGAATTTCAAAAGCATTATACAGATAAAAAAGTAGATATTTCAGATATTTCAAGTTTTATTACTGAGTCAGGCATATTCAGAGAGAAATATCATCATGTTATAGTTACTGTATATGAAGCAATGAAAGGACAAGAACCATCTGAACAAGAAGTTAACAGTTATCTTTTGAAATTCAAGCAAAATTCAAAATATGATATTGACGATTTAAGAGTTGACATTAGTATGGCAACTTCTCCATTTGATATGGATGAAAATATTTGTGGAGACCTTTCTGAAGAGGAGCAGACTGAAATATTTGAATTATGGGAAGATAAAGCAAAATTTCTGGAATTCTATAGATCAGCAAAGACAGCACAACCCAGGGAGATATTGCCACAACAAGTAATGGAAATGAAACCTACTATTGAAAATAAATCAGATAACACCTTGTCCATCGTTGACTCTTTTGAAACCATTTTTAAAAGGAATATGAATGTTAGGGAATATTTGCTATATTTTGACAAACTAGCAAAACTTAATGAAAAGGAAAAAGATACATTTATCATGTCACTGAAACGGGTTCATGATGAACTATTTGTAAATGTACAAGACATCTTGCTTAGATATCTTGGTTCAAACCTTGATGAAGATGGTTTCATTAAAAATTATCTGCATCGTAGTAATGAAGAAAACTTCATTGACCGTCTTAAACAAGATATCATTCTTTCCGATGATTACGAATCTAAAATGAAAGAACGTCTCGCTTCACTTTATAAATCTTTATATGATACAACTCTCGACTCCATTGAAGCATCATACTTATTTACAAGCATTAAAAACAAAGGATATGACTTGCTAAATGAAGACCTGAATAATGAGATTGTGTCTTTCAAAAGCAAAACTGACAACATTATAGAAAGAATCTTGAATATTTTCCTAGATACATTTGAACGTGAACCCGATACTTATGAAGTTTCAAAATATCTTCAAATATACCGCGACAATTCATCCAGTCCCATCGCTGATATTGATAATATTGTTGAACATGATTTACAAGAGTCTCTGGAATTCCATGATGTTATCAAAAAGAAAATTAAGAAACTATATTCAAGTATTCATAACTCTTCTATTGCACCAAGTATTGTTTATACACTTCTCAAAAAAGTACTTGATATTGGCATCAATAACAAAACACTAGAAACTCATATTGAAAGTCTTGTTCAAGCATTATGAAGGAACATTAATAATACTATCACTGATATTATGATTAAAACTAATAAATTCATTACTCGCTTTATGACATCATCTGATGTTACTGCATTGACTTTAGGTTTCATCAATAGCTGTTTTTCACTAAATTTGTAACAAAAATCCTCTTTTGGATTTCCATCACAGTATGCTTGTCTGCATACAGTTTGTAATGCTGGTCGAAGTTTTTCATCAGGTATTTTAATTGTGTCATAGTTTGCACATATATTTTTGACAAGAATATCATAAGGCTCATTTATTTTCGAACATTTCTGAAGATAATCTTGTTTTTCTTCAAAATATTTCTTGATAGTTTGTTTTTTCATTTCACTTGACTTGGTATAAAATGATATATCTGGTGTAAATGCATCCATACTATATGGATTCGGCTTTAAGGGTAGACCTTTGTATATCCTGTAAGCTTGCGCTTGAGGACAGTAGCTCGGTTGTCTGTTGTTGCCCTTTGTGCAAAAGACTCCAGCTGGTTTAAACCTTGATGAACATGGTGTTTGGCATAAAAATGCTCTGTTGTACATGTTTCCATCTACATAATTTGCTCGGGTATACCACATATCTGGCAAGTTTTCACATTGTGCAAGAGAAACCAAGAAACTATGTCTCTTAAATCCACTCATTGATGAAAGCAACAAATCTACTGTCCATATAACTGCTGATATAATTGAAAATAGTGCAAACAATGCAACCCAGAACAGTGAGAATACTGCATTTATTACTATTGTTACGACAAAGAAGTATATAGCATACACTATATAGATAAATGGTGGTAAACTGATCAACGTATACAAAATTAGCAAGATTAGCCCCACAATCAGTCCTATGACAAGTTTGAAAATTGTCAGTAGCATTTCTAGTGGATTTGACAACAACTCGGCGATACCAAGTGCCAGATCAAGGATAGCTTCAAAGAAATTCCCAATGGATAATAGACCTTTCAAGAAGCTGAATCCTTCAATTATATCCTTTTTATTTTCTGTAAAACTTTCATCACTGCTCTTTTTCTTTGAAGATGCTAGCGTCCTTGGTAAGTTTGCAAGAGTATCTCCTAGAGAATCCCAAGACTTCATAAACTTTTTATAATCTTTTTTGGTTCCATCCGCAGACAACAATTCTTTCCATGGTTCAATAACGTTCTCCTTAATCAAGGTGTTGAAATATGGAATGATGAGCATTATTAATAAATTAAAAAAACCAAAACGACGATTGTTGTGAATTCTTTTAATATCATCGTAATAAACATTCATGTACAAGTTTAGTATATTCAAACCTACACATAAATCAATAATCGTTCTCATGTATGACTTGAAGTTTGAATACGATATACCATTCTTCTTACATGAAGCTACTACGTGTTTAGCCATCTGAACTGCTTCTTGATTGGAGATACTTTGAATTTTGTCATTGTTGAAATCATCTTCTGACACCGATGAGCACAAGAATAATATTCGTTGAACACTTTCTAACTTATCTCTATCTCGTACGATGTGCTTTACCTCACTCCGTACATAATCAAAAGGGTTTATTACAACTTTTCTTATATACTCGTCAGACTCCAAATTCGTAAATATAGTACTTGATTGCTGCATAAGATAACTAGACGGTTTACTTCCACTTGAAGACGATGCTAAAGCATTTCCAGCGACAAATCCCATAGCACCTCCAGTCAAACCTTTCATTGCATTAACTGATGAAGATGACAATGATATCGATGATTCATTGGTGCCAGTTTTAGTTTTGTTTACAGTAGATGCTTTTGTATCAAATACTTTTTGTATGAATGTGCCCTTATTTGGAACTTGTGAAAAGTGCTCGATACCCGAGTTCAAGATGCTCCCGGCAAAATTATAAAGAGGTTGTGTTTTCTTTGAGCTGATTGAACTTTTTAGTCTGTCAAGATCCTTTTCATACCAACTTTTTATACCCGAGGAATTAATCACATCATGATATTTGAAATATGTATCCAATACTTCTTGTTCAACACTTGCTTCCATAGAACTAAAGTAAGCAAGTGTTTTGTCACATCCCAAAATATCTATCAAGTTGCCCTTACCTGTGTCAAATGCATCTTTTACATTTTGGATGGATGTATACAATTTACGTGTTGTATTGACATCGTCATGAAATGCTTTCATAAATGATTCAATATCTTCCATGTGTCCTATTCTAAATCCTCTAATATGAATCACTCTTGCCAAAACATATACAAGTGCAAATACACCAATAACTAATACAAGTATTAAAAGTGATAACAAAAACATTCGTAAACTTATCACGGTATCCTTCACAGCTGATGCAATTTTCACTACATTCAAAAGTTTTTTTGCAGCTCCTGTAACACCGTGTGTTGCTTTTGCTGCAAGAGCACCGACAACCGATGCAGGATCTAAAGTTGCTGTCTTGGCTTTATCAACAAAACCTCTAACTGGTTCAATATTTGGAGTTTTCACTAGTTTGTCTTTGAAAATGTTCTTCATTGACAGTAATTAATTTAAATAAAGGTTTTTTCTTACTTTCTTTTGTTTCGTCATGATAATAATATGAAGAGTCAATACTTCATTTTGCTATTTGTAGTATTTTGGATATTGATTGTCCTTTGGAGGCTTATAGTGGTTCTAGACAAAAGCCCATCTTTAGAAAGAACTAGCGATGCATGTCCAATCGGTAAAGTGTGTTTAAATCAGAATGAATACCAGCATTTATTAACACAGCAACATAAAGCACAACCTACCAGAATTCCATTGGTTTCACCATCGTATACGAGAGAAAGAGATTTGAGGGTGCTTAATGATCCACTGTATCCAGCATTAAATAGGACTGACAAAAATTCTTTCGAAGGTGTAATTGATAATACATTAAAGCGCAACTTCAATATACCAACCAATACTTACAATGACACATATCACCTTGTAGGATATGTCGTAAATGAAGAAGATAAAACAAGTTCAAAATGGAAACTTTTTGGAAGGCAAAAAGATAGAAACAAAGGTGAATATTTTATGGTTCCAGTAGACAGAACAATAGATATGAAAATACAAATTACTGATGATATTGTTGAAGGAGAAAAACTACGTAGCGTAGATACTATTCCTAATGAAATAAAATTCAAAACGCCACTTCTCAGTAATACTCCTTACAAGTTCACAGAACTTCCCAAAGCCGACCTTGCAGATGAATACTTTTGAATTAATTTGTATTTATGATGTATTTGTGAAATAGTGACGCCAATCTGTCATGAAACTGTCCTAATATTGACACATCAAATTGGTCATATGGAATATGTTTCTTCATTAAGCATACTACCGCACATACCTTCCTGTCATATAATATAGGTAGTCCGAAGAAATTATGTGTGAATATATTACCCTCAAGTTCTGGATATATTTGGTTTGATATTATTGGTTTTTTTTGTTTAACAATTAATCTATGAAGGTTATTAATTTTGTTGAAAACAATTGTCTTGCTCTCATCAAAAGGTGATGTTATACTGTACCCTATATTGTCGCTAATAGAAAATGGTTCTAGAATTTTAAGTTCTTTTTTCTCCCGTAGCACGTAAATTAAGCAATGTTCACTTGATGTTAAGGATTTGAACCCTTCAGAAATCGCAGTTCCAATAATATGAGTGTTCAAAGGTTCCAGCATTGCTGTGTCCAAAAATAATGAGAGCCTGTCTATTATACTTTCAATGTTTTTCTCTTCTTTTGTCTGCTTTGAAAATAATCTCAGACAAGAAAAACATTTCATAATGATTTTTATATATTTAATTAAAATATATTTCTAATGTCGTGGTTGTTTTCCAGATGTTTAAAACCAAAAACAGAGGAAATAAAGTTGAACACACAACTGTATAATGTTTCAAGGAAATACAAAATTTCTATATTGCCTATATCTTCTGGGTTTGAATTGGAAAATTTGTATCCTCTGACAGATCGGGTTGAATTCTGGAACACATTTGTAGTCGGAAAAGATAAAACTTACATTTTGGCAAATTGTAAAAATTTGACTATTCCAAATTCAGAAAAATTATTAAATAATACTGCCGATGGAATTCTACCAGACGAACTAAAAGACTTTTTTGATCCAATTTGGGATAAAACATTGAAGGGATCGCAATTACAATTTTACATCATTTTTAATGGAAAAACATACTTTGTCAATACATATCCATTTTTAAACAATAAGAAGCGTGTTATAGGTGCTATAATGTTTTTGCGCCTTTTTGATACAATGCCCGATATTTATTATCAAAATGAAATACCTATTGACAATCCTGATAGAGCATCAATGGATATATAAGAAGATCATTTTTGTTCATTTGTAGGTTTTGTTATAAAAAATTTATTTCAATCCCTTAATTGTCATGACTGGACATCATAAAACAATTCAACAATTGTAACTGGTTCAGAAGGGATACTCTGTAGATAATGTGACAGTTTTTTGTCTAATTCCGCAAGACGACCTTCCCATTCTTTTTTATTACGAATAATAGGAACCTCAGACCTCTTATCGTACTTGAACGATGATTGATGTTGAATACCTTGTGCATCTACATACTTGTCAGGATTGAACCTGATAAACACAATAGGTCTATCTGCCAAGTCTGTGTACAAATCATTTATGCGCTGCTCCTCACATGTAGTATCATAGTATGTGTGTTGGTCTTCATCACATTCAATTATTATGCTATGAGTATACTTCTCAACAAAGCAGTCTGGCTTCTTGCCTGAACATCCACCACGAATAGAACGATCAAATACGAGGGGCTCCTCCGGAAAGTTGTCCTTGATGAATTCAAGAACATGCTTCTCTTTCACTTTATAATTCCTTGTGACTGGTTCGTCTGGAAAGTTAAACATGAAACACCGAAGGCAATATCCTTTGTACTTCTTGGCATTATTGACCTGAACATCGCATAGGGGTGTGCCGCATTTAGGACTACCAACATTCACCATTCCTGGAAGTTTGTGTTCTTTGCAGTAAAGCCGCTTCTTTGTTCCTTCAATATTGAACATGGGTAGAACATTGCATCCCTCGTGAGCGCATTTCTTGCTTTTGACATCCACCATCTCATTAGTCTTGTGTTCCTTGCAATACTGAGCCTTCTCTCCCTTGTTGGCGTAGAATGGGACTTTTGAGCATCCTTCCTGCTTACAGTAACTGCATGTTACGTTTATCATGCCATCTCGCTTGTGTTCCGCACAATACAAGGCTGTTTCACCAGAGAAATTGAATGCAGGATGCTTTGTGCAATCATGATGCATGCACTTCTTGTTCTTGACATTGATCATCCCCTTCTGTCGACACTTACTACAGAATGCTGCTTTTAGACCTGGGAAGTTGTAACATGGTGACGTATTTGGGCAATTTTCTCCAGCGCACTTCTTGCTCTTCACATCAATCATTCCATCACATTTGTGGTCTGCACAATATTTTGCATGTTTCCCCATATAATTAAATGATGCCAGAACCTTACAACCCTCCTGATCACAGAACTTATTATGTACATCGATCATATTTGGGTGTCTATGAATAGCACAATACAGTCCTGTCATACCTTCAAAGTTATAAGATGCACGGGAAGTACATTCATTGAAAGCGCACAACTTCCCCACAAGGGTTACCATATTTTCCAACTTATGTGTGGAACAATACAAGCGTTTCGTTTCTCCAGGCAAACTGTAAGAAGCCCTGATGGTACATCCTTCAAAAATACACGTTTGAGCCTCATTTGATACCATTCCTTCAAGGGCATGCTTTGCACAAAACATTCTTTTTTCCGCACCCTTGAAATTAAATGAGGCACGGGTGTTACATCCTTCATGTTGGCAATATTGTCCATTTAGATTT